GAAAGCTTCCGGAGCTGGCGGAGTCATTGCCAGCCTGGTCCCTTGAATGGGACCAGATCATTGTTGTGCCGGGAGCCGAGCTGTCTTTCGTCCCGAAGGACGCTAAGACCGACCGCCCGATCTGCATTGAACCCATGATTAATGGGTTCGTACAGAAGGGTATCGGTACTTACATGAAGCAGAGGCTTCGACGCTTTGGTGTCGACCTTTATGATCAATCCGTAAACACTCGGATGGTCTCGCGTGCCCACTCGCACGGTCTTTCGACCGTTGATTTTTCGTCCGCGAGTGACACGATTGCTTCGGAGGTGGTCCTTTATCTCCTGCCTGAACCTTGGCTGGAGCTATTGGACGTTTCCCGCAGTCCTTTTTACACCCGTAAGGGTTCAAAGGATTATGTCGAGCTGGAAAAATTCAGCTCGATGGGGAACGGTTTCACGTTTGAGCTCGAGAGCTTGATCTTCTATGCTCTCGCCTGCGCGTGTTGCCAAGCCCTAGGGCTTGAATACCGCACTCAGGAAACGCTTCACGTGTACGGGGATGATGTTATCATCCCCCGCCTCGCGTTCGACTTGTTTTCCAAAGTCGCCAGTTTCTGCGGTTTCGCAGTTAACGTTTCCAAGAGCTATAAGGAAGGCAACTTCTTTGAAAGCTGTGGGAGCGACTGGTTCAAAGGGACACCTGTACGACCACTCCTCCTGAAAAGGAGGCCTAGAACTGTCAAGGAGTTTTACTACCTTGCAAACCTTACCCTCGAAATGGCTTCGAGAGCTCTTGGGGCGGGGTGTCCACAACATGTTGTGGACGGTCTACTTCAAACTCATGCCTGGGTTATCAGCCGTATACCGCGAGGTAAAAGGCTGTTGGCTCCTCTTGGGAAGTGGGCAGAGAGTCCGGAAGAACGAGTACGTCTGGGCAATAACAGTCCTGACATGCTCGGCCTTTGGGCTGACTTTGATGTCGCTCTGCCTGTACGTCACGCTTGTTGGGATGGCTATCTTTTTCGGGCTTTGGTAGAGATACCTAAGCCCACGCCATACCCGCGTGACAAGGGGGTTCCCTTTTCCTTCGCCCTTTACAGGGCGAAGGAAGCTCTTGGGAACCAGTGGTGGGATGCGCCGAAAGAGTCTCCGGACTGTGACGGTTATGCCCATAGGCTTTCGCCCCGGGTGGATAGGAGAGTAATTTCCTTCCATCCCGGACCCTGGCCGCGCCTTGCGGTTCAGTGGTCTGAAAGGGCACTAGGCCTCGTCAGGTAAGACAGTGCAGACCCGGGTGACCGGGTCAGGGAGTTCGACGCATGTCGACTCCCGCCATGTTG